GCCATAGCAGCTTTGGGCGCAGTACGAGCAAAATAAGTGCGTGTTTTATCTGCGATTTCATCTTTTAGAGATTCCACAATTGCTGCAGTGCTGGACTCAGGTGCATAACCTGCCAGTTTCTTAGCTGCAACAACATCACCGCCAGCTTCATCAAATAGTACCTCAAGGAACTTAAGCTGCTTTTCCGTTAGAGTTCTCGCCATAGATGATCTCTCTTATCTGTGACCGACCAATACCTAGGTCACGTAGTTCTCGCTCAGATAACATTTGTAGTAGTTTGTAGTCTGCGCGTTTTTGTTGTGCTTCTTCAATTGCTTTGAATACACGTTTTAAAAAGTTAAGCATCACGATCTCCTTTGTTTGTGTGCGGAGATAGTTATACTTATGGTTAGGTCAGGTAGTAGTACCTATTATTGCATACCCGTTACCCAACAGGTACAAAGGTTTCAGTTACAGTTAATATCGTATCTACATGTGCAGCCGTAGATGGTGTTACTCTAATCTCATCACCTGCCTGTAGTACAAGCTCAATATCTTGCCATTGTAGGTACTCACCTGCACCTAAGTTTTTACCCTCAATGAAGTGTGAGGTATAATCATCTTCTAGTATATACCATTCTATTGCTATATTAGTATTACCTGAAGAATTGTGTATATGAATAAAAGTCAACTCTGCTGTACAGTTAGCAGGGCAGGTATAAACAGTCTCATAAGCTGTACCTGTGTTGTGACCATATACAGACCTACGCCTTGATGGTTTCCCCGGATTCTGAATACTCATTAGCTGTCTTTCTTGTTTTAGCTAACTTAGCTAATGTTTTCTTATCTTCTGCTTCAATACATATAGCAGTAACGTTTACATCATTTGTATATACATTACCAAAGCGATCTTCTGATGCACACTGGTTCTTCTCTTTGTCGAAAACAAAACCATGTTCATCTACCGTGTAACCGTGCTTTTCTAAAGCCTTCTTATATTTATGATAGAACTTTGTCATTTTTTCTTATGCGCCATTCCACCATGTGCCATTTTCACAGGACGTTCTGCTGGATTAGATGCACCACAATAGCCACCTTTGTACATCTTCATCATTCCGCCCTGATTCATATTATTGTGATAACCTGTGCCGCCACAATGAGAGCAGCCTTTACCTTTACATTTAGGACATTTAGTCTTTGCCATTACTTACTCTTATTTCCTGATGCCGTTGTAGACCATTTTACTTTTTTCGGCCCTGTTTTTTTGGCTGCTTCTTTTTTACTAATTTTGCCTGCCACCGCTTTGGGACGACACGCAGGATAAGGTCTTTTACTTTTGCTAGCACTCGACCTACCACATTCTTTACCTGTTTTAACATCTACCCATTTCTCCCCAAACCACTTACCTAAGCCACCCTTCTTAGGCTTTTTTGACTTTGTTTGCTTTGCTGCCACTGTATTTACCCCCACGTGCTTTATAGGTCTTAGTCAACCAAGCAGATGCATATGCGCTGGGCCATACCTTGAATTTCTTTTTAGCTTCTGCCTTTACCTTAGCATATAATTTTTTATTCGTAGGTGTAGGCATTATGATCTCCGCGATTTAGTACCACTACACTTCCACTTAGCACGAGATAAACGTAATGGGCTATTAGGGTCTTTAGCTGCTTTAGGATGTTTCTTCATTTGCCCAGCGCTACGTGCGCAGTATGAGTCGCCCTTAGAAGTACCAGGGCGAATACGCTTACCGCCATCCTTAGCTTTACCAGCCTGACCATAAGACACTGTACGAGTCCGTCCTGTCTTAGGGTTCTTCACCTTTTTAGCAAACATTTTACCTTTTGCTGGTTTAGCCATTATGCTTTTCCTGCTGATTTAGTACGCTTAAAGCTACGATTCTTTGTTTTACTGGTAACCCGTAGGTTCTTACTACTGTTGTTCTTAGGGTTGCCATCCTTGTGATCTACATCTTTGCCATCACCCTTACGAACTTTACCAGCTTTTTCCATCTTACGTCTAGCTGTCTTACGCGCATCGTTACGTTTGCGCTGGGCTGGTTTGCCCTGATAGTTGTCGTACTCTTTTTTGTAGTTACGTGCCATATTCTCAGCTATCCGTTTATACGATGTTATTATAACTAGTCTATCGTTGTCATCATATAGAGCATACTTTAATCTGCCTATTTCGACTAGTCGCATCTACCATCTGCCTTGGGATACTCCTATTAGATAAATAATAAAACTAAATATCCCAGCGCCTATTATAGCAATAGCTAAGCCTACTGTCCAGTTTATTACGTTATCTATAAATTCTTGTTTAGCATATGCAGCTTCTTTACGTATACGCCGCTGTTCTGCCTCTATTCTGAGAACCTCTTCCCAAGCTGAAGGACCATACAAAAAAGATATTTCATCTTTAATGGATTTTCTCATCTCGTCCAGCTTACGGCGCTGGTTCCAAATGAGTATGGCGTTTTCTTCGTCACTGCCCTTGAATGTCTTTTCCCACCAAGGTGGGTTCTTAGCGCGTTCTTCTAGCTTACCAAAGTCTGATACAGCTTTACCCCAGGTAGCCAAAGTGTTACCCATTGACTGTATATCCTTACCAGTGGATATAGCTGCCTTAAGCGTTTTATAAGCGCCACTGGCTAGTGCTATGCAGGAAACGGGGTCCATTACCGCATATTAGATTTAGGGGTGTCCACTCTGTTAAGAAACTTTAAGCTGTTCTCTAGCACCGCAACTCTTTGCTGTAGTTGCATGATACTAGTCATATGACCTGCCATTACTGCTGCCTCGTCCCACAACTCTTCAGTCTCTTCCCAAAGTTCATCTATTTCATCAAACGCACCAGCTATGTAGTCTGCGTTATCTTGTACGTCACGCTTCAGATTGACGTTATCCTCTACCGCCATCTTACTAGCAAACTGTGCTACTGTCTCTTCAAGGCTAGCAATAGTTGCTGCCTGTTGTGATACCCACCACACACCACCTGCTAGCTGAGCAGCCATAGCAAGCACAAGTGCTATAGGTAGCTTTAGGTTATCCATAGTCTCGCTCTCTATCAGGGTCTAGTACATCTTTGCGATCAAGCATACCCTCTAAGTACATAGCTCTTTCTACATGGTCTAAAGAGTATCTAACTCCAGTGTCCTGCTCTATTGCAGCACGAACATAGAATACATCACTACGAGGGATATGTATGCGTTGTAATTTACGTGAGTTACCTTCGGCTATAGCGGAGTAAAACTCTTCAATAACGTTGTCACCTGCATATAGTTGTATATGCTTGTTTCTCATTGTCAATACCTTTGTTGAAAAAAGGTACGTGTCGCAAACTACGTGTGAGGGAGAGGAGACAAGAGGAAGAGTGACACATATATTTGTGACACGTACCTATAGTGTAACACTATTATGTTTATACTTGTTATTGTGTGTTACTTGATAATAGTATACATATAAAATAGTGAATATGTCAAGAGTTAAACTCTACCTATGTCCACTTTCTTTATTGCAACACTCTTATATAAAGTTTAACTATTTATTATTTATTACTTTATTTATGTAAATACACTAAAAGTTTAACTCTGCTGCTCCTGCTCCGCAGTTGTACCCATATTTTACCCCTAGTCAACCCCCTTTCTGCTAAATATTACAGTATTGTAACAATTTGTGATTAATATCCTGGTATATATGTAAAAAGTACCCGTATAAGTTGTAGAAACTAAAAATCACTTCTGTGTATTTGTACATATACGTGTAACGTCACACCCCCCGGTGGCCCTCGCAGGGTGTTGTTTTGGCTGTTTTCCTTTTAAATTGTGCAAATAGAGCTGTTTTATTGTGCTAAAGCTTTGATATTATTACATTTTTATACTGATATATTATCATTAAATTACAATATGTGCTTAATTTTTGTGCGTTTTCATGTTTGTGATCACAAAAGCGAAAAACGTGTATGAAATACCATACCCATGTGATCACAAAACAGATATATCCCAACAGATGTGATCACAAATGCAATACATTCCGGGTTTTGAATGTTAGCCGTAACATTCCCGGTATTGAATGTTTGCGTTATCATCACAATATGTTTCAAAACTGTAACAATTGATCACAATTTTAATTTGATAGATTGACGGATTTAAAAACGCGCCTCTTTATAAAAACACCCGCGCCACACTGGTTCGGGACAAACAAGAGGAACATACATAATGACTAACATGATCAATGAAATCGCTTTCAATGAATATAAATTCAATACGCGTAATGCTATGCGCCTAGCAAAAGAAGAATGTGAAAGCGATACATTCATTCAGCATTGCCGCGCTATTGCGTGGGATAAGGTCAACAATGCGATTGACGACAATGGCAATGTGCAATGGGCAAAGCTTCCAAAGCTTATTGGACAAAACACAAAAATAGCTAAAGACGTTTCTAATACCGATACTGATTTAGAAATATGGGGTTTATCTTTAGCGCCTCATTACATCAGCGGATTTAATACATGTAATGGTTTATCCAACGGATGTGCTAAAGCTTGCCTAATGTTTACTGGCATGGGACAGAAATTCATGATTGCATCCGATGGTGAACACAAAGTTGCAATCGCGCGGATCATTCGCACAATTTTGTGGTTCAAATATCGTGATCAATTCAAAGCAAAGCTTTTGAAAGAAATACAAGCGAAAGCAAAATCATTACGCGCTAAAGGAATTGCAATGGCGTTCCGTCCCAATGTCTTTAGCGAGATTAAGTTTGAAAAGCTTTTCCCCGAATTGTTTGACCTATGTGACATGCTAAGTGTT